CCCGATAAATAGGGAGCAACACAGCCTCCGCATCACCCCCGCTTCCATCGAAGCGACAAGGCTATCACAAGCCAACACAATTCCCGTCCCTGGCCCCCACCTGCCACCCCGAGCAATCCTCCGTACCTCAAGGGCGGGTTTAGCGCGGGCAGGGGCGGGAACCCCTCACAAACCAAGGAGCCTCCCCAATGGCAAAGAAGCCCAAGCCTTCCCACAAGCCCAAGCCCAAGCCGGGTTGCTAACCATCACAGAGGACTAAACCATGAGCGAACAATCGGAGAAATCCGAACTCGCCTCAGGGGATGCAGAACCAAAGCGCGGGAGAGGCCGTCTCCCCGGCTTTCGCATGTCTGAGGAACACCGCGATAAAATCAGAAACAGTAACATTCTCAGTGCCTTGATTTCCCACGTCACGGACGGAAAGGAAATGTCTCCCTCTCAGGTAACGGCAGGGTTGGGTTTGCTCAAGAAAGTTCTCCCAGACATGCAGGCAATCACGCACTCGGGAGACGACGAAAACCCGGTAAAACATATCCACGAAGTCAGGCGCAGCGTTGTCAGTCCGGGTTCTTGATATTCCGACTGCCGCCGTATTTGAGCCGCTTCTGACACCATCCCGTTACAAAGGCGCATACGGTGGGCGCGGTTCTGGCAAGTCACAGTTCTTCAGCGGCCTTCTCCCAGACTATGCCTTGCTCACAAGGGGATTGCGCGCCGTCTGCATTCGCGAGGTCCAGAAGTCCCTCAAGGAATCGGCAAAGCGCCTGATTGAAGACCAGCTTGCAAAGTACAGCCTTGGCGAGGCTGACGGCTTCAAAGTCTTTCGGGAGGTCATCGAAACGCCGGGGGATGGGATTATCCTGTTCCAGGGTATGCAGGATCATACAGCGGAGAGCATCAAATCACTAGAGGGTGTCGATATTGCGTGGGTTGAGGAAGCGCAGTCCCTTTCATCGCGTTCCCTTTCATTGCTCCGCCCGACAATTCGAAAGGACAACTCGGAACTCTGGTTCAGTTGGAACCCGCGTCTCAAGACAGACCCCGTTGACGCCATGTTACGAGGTGCAACGCCTCCAACTGGCTCTGTCGTTGTTCGCGCCAACTATTCCGATAACCCGTGGTTTCCCTCTGTGCTTGAGCAGGAGCGCCAAGACTGCCTTGCGACAAATCCTGACCAGTATGCGCACATCTGGGAGGGCGATTACGTCACGGTTATGGATGGCGCTTACTACGCTCATGCTTTAGCCGAGGTTCGGAAGCAAAACAGGATCGGAAACGTTGCCATAGACCCGCTCATGACGCTTCGTGCGGTGTGGGATATTGGTGGCACGGGCGCAAAAGCGGACGCAACGGCCATTTGGATTTGCCAGTTCGTCGGAAAGGAAATTCGCTGGCTGGATTATTACGAGGCTGTAGGCCAACCGCTTGCAACCCACGTAAACTGGCTCAGGGATAACGGATACGGCAAGGCCCTGTGCCATCTGCCGCACGATGGCGCAAACGGTGAAAAGGTCTTTCAGACTTCCTACGAGGGCGCGTTGAGAACGGCGGGCTTTGAGGTCAGGGTGGTTCCCAACCAGGGGGCGGGCGCAGCGATGCAGCGCATTCAGGCCGCGCGTCGCATGTTCCCGCGCATGTGGTTCGACAGGAAGTGCCAGCCCGGAATTGATGCGATTGGCTGGTATCATGAAAAGCGCGATGCGGATCGCAACATTGGCTTGGGGCCAAACCATGATTGGGCATCACATGCAGCCGATGCGTTTGGCCTGGGCGCTGTGATCTATGAGGAGCCGAGCGTGGGCGCGGTTCCAAAGCATACACAACGAAAGATTTTGTAATCCATGGCTGAGCGCGACTACATCGCCTTGGTTGCTGATCTTGTGAAAGATGCGGAAAACTACCGCAACGAACTTTCAGCAGATCGCATCAAGGCAATCGAGTATTACGACGGCAAGATGATGGACACGGAGTCCGACAAAGGCCGTTCGTCTGTCGTGTCGCGTGATGTGCGCGCCAAGATTCAGAAGGTCTTGCCTGCGCTGACGCGCACGTTTCTTGCCAACGAAAAGATTGTCGAGTTTCAGCCTGCACAGCAGGGCGATGAAGCGGGCGCGGAACAGGCCACAGACTATCTCAATTCTGTTGTGTTCGTTGAGTGCGACGGTCCGAAGGCGATTGAGGACAGCATTCACGACGCGCTCAAGCTGCGCAATGGCGTTCTGCATTGGTACTATGACGAAAAGACCTCAATCGAGGTTTCGCGCCATTCCGGCCTTGATGAAGACGCTTTCGCCGCCCTTGTGAACGAACAGGACGTGCAAGTCCTTGAGCATACGGCCCGCGAGGAAGTTATAGATGGCGTTCCTTCCACTGCCCATGATTGCAAGATCAAGCGCACGACGGTCAAGCGCATTCCCAAGCTGGACTGCCTCCGCATGGAGCAATTCCTGATACATTCCGACGCTCTTGACGAAGACAGCGCCGCCGTTATCGGTCATGTTTCTCCTGTCCGCCGTTCTGATCTTGTCGCGATGGGCTATGACAAAGACTTGGTTTGGACGCTTCCTGCACAGGGTTCAAGCCCTGACGACAAAACGGAATCGGATACGGCCCGCCGCACTTTTGTCAATGGGTCAAAGAGCGAAACAACGCGGGAACTTGACGAAATCGAGTTCTATAACGTGTACGTTCGAATTGACACGGACGGAGATGGTATTGCCGAATTGCGTCTGATGCGCTTCGGTGGAAAGATTTCGGCAGAAACGTTGCTGGAGGACGAGGAGGCCGACGAGGTTCCTTACGCCATTATCAAGGTCAAGACGAAGCCCCATCAATGGGAAGGCATCTCCATCGCTGACGACATGATGGAGATTCAGCGCATCAAAACCGTGCTGCTTCGTCAGACCATGGATAACGTGTACTGGCAGAACAATCAGCAGCTTGGAGTTCGTTCCGATCTTCTGGAGCCTGAGAGTGCAAGCGCCGTTACCAACCCCCAATTTGGACAGACTGTGTTTCTCAAGCCTGGGGCATCTGCCGCAGAGGCCATCCAGCCTATCGTTGTCCCCTTCATTGCAGAAAAATCTTTTGCAATGATTGAGTATTGGGATCACGAAGGCGACGAGCGAACGGGCATCAATGATGCTAGCGGGGGATTGCCTCCGGATGCACTCCAGAACGTCACAGCTAAAGCCTCTGCCATGTATGAGCAGCAGGGCATTGGACAGGCCGAACTCATGGCCCGGACGCTGGCACAGGGCTTCCGCCGCATGTTCCGTGGCATGTTGCGACTTGTCATCCGTCATCAGGACAAGCCCCGCACGGTGAGGCTTCGCAACGATTGGGTTGCGTTTGATCCGCGCCAATGGAATTCCAACATGGATTGCATTGTCAACACCGGGTTAGGTGCTGGCACGCGTGAGCGCGATACATCAATCATGATGGCTGTAATGGCCGCACAAAAGGAAATCATTGCGGGCTTTGGCCCGGATAATCCCTATGTGACGCCGCAGAATTTGGGCAACGCCCTGTTCCGCTTTGCTGAGGCGTCCGGGCTTCGTACGCCGGACATGTATTTCAGCAAGCCGACTCCAGAACAGACACAGCAGATGATCGACAGCATCCGCAACAAGCCTGATCCGGAAGTTCAGAAGATTCAGGCCAAGACGCAGGCCGATATTCAGATCAAGCAAATGGACATGCAGGCCCAGCAGTTCAAAGAGCGTGTTCAGGGCGAAGCGGCGGTGATGGAAGCCCGCGAGAAGGCGCAGATCGAAGCGCAGGACAAGGAAGCGGAGCGCGCGCTCAAGAAATACGAGATTGACACAAAGGCACAGATTGAATTGCTCAAACTGGAAAAGCAGCAGGCTTTTGAGCGTGAAAAGGCGCAGGCCGCGACGCAAGAAAACCCCATGGATCGTGAACGCATGGTCATGGAGTTTGAGATGAAGCGAGAGATGGCCGAGCGCGAGTTTATGCTCAAGCGCGACCTTGGATATGCGGATGCAGCCCTGAGGGCGCAGCAGGGCATGGCGAAGGAAAGCAGCGCCGATGATGGCGAGGACAAAGAGTCCGGGAACATTGACGCCGTGATGGCTGGTTTCTCTGAGTTGGCGAACAGCATCCGCGAAGTTGGCGGGGCAATCATTCAAAGCAACACCCGCGCAAAGACGGTCAAGAAGATGGCCGACGGCGCATTTCAAATCGGATAGGTGACGATATGCCGAAAAGCACAGCAACGTGTAACAGCATTCTTGCGCTGATTTTCAACGCAACGGCATGGGCTGATATTGCCGAGAACGATTCATCCAGCCCGGCAACCAATCTGTATTTGTCCCTGCACACGGCTGATCCGGGCGTGGGGAACAACCAGACCACAAACGAAACGTCCTACACAAACTATGCCCGCATTGCGGTTGCCCGCACGACAGGCGGTTGGGACATTCCGTCTGGTGGTGCCACGGCGAATGCAGCCCTTGCGCAGTTTGCGCAGTGCGGCGCGTCCGGTGCTACCATCACGCACGTTGCCATTGGCACGGCGTCCAGCGGCCCTGGCACTGTGCTTTATGCGGGGGCGCTTTCATCGTCCCTTGCCGTGGCAAACGGCATTCAGCCTCAGTTCGCTGCGGGCGCTCTTGACGTGACGGAAACCTGATATGACGACGTATTCCTGCAAGCAGTGCGGAAAGCCTGTCACGCGTTCGCCTGACGGTGAAATCGTGCGTTCGTGCAAGTGTGACGCGCCCGTGATTGCGCACCTGTCTGCTGTGGCGCGCGGTGTGGCCGCTGTTGCCGGGGGCAAGTAATGGGCTTTGCCAACATCCGCGAATGGCCGGAGGCTGAGGACGCGGGGCAATCCTGGATAACGGGGTTTCGCAAGGCCGCGTCCAGCGTGGCGACGACCACGGCGGCATGGACGGACTATTCATACTATGCAGGAAGCCCGCCTGCGAACTTCTACGCATCGACGCCCCTTGAAGCGGCTGTTGTGGAGGCATCTCGCGGGATTTACGTTCCCACGGTGTCGCCTGCCACGCAGCACTTGCGTAACCTGAAAGTGATGAGCGCGGCGAGTGCCGACACGTCAACGGCAAGCGCGAGGCAGAGACTCTGCCTCGCGGATTACCTGCTTTACTATCCGTTCATTGATACGGACGCGGTGGGCGAACAGCAGGACATGATAAACACCGTTGCCATACCGCGCTATGCGGGCGGGCAGGTGGTGGCCGTAGCGCAATCTGCGGCATCGGCAACCGGGCAATTCACATTCACCTACACGAATGACGAGGGTGTGGCGGGCCGGGTTTCGCAGAACCATTTCACCTTCGCCGTTGGCGGCGGTGGGCAGGTGGTGGCGACAAGTGTCGGCTCTGCCGCGTCATATCATCCGTTCTGTCATTTGCAGGCGGGTGACAAGGGCGTGAAATCCATCGAAAGCGTGACCTTCACGGCTGCGGGCGGCGGCCTCATGGCGCTGGTCATCGTGCAACCGCTTCTGACGGCCTATCTCACGCAAGAATGCAGGCGAACCACGACGGGCAACCTTGAGAGTTACGGGGCCTGTGACGAATTTGCGGCCATGATCCACGCGCGGCCCGCGCGCATCGTTGATGGTGCTGTCTTGAACCTTCTCGCTGCCGGATATGGCGGCTCACTCGCATCCAGCATTCTTGCCGGACTGCTCGAAACAACATGGAATTGATGACATGGGCTGGACCTCGCACGATGACCTGGTGAATCAGATCACCACAAACGGCAAATATGGGAATGTGTTCTATAACAAGACGCTTTCCTCCGCTGGCACGGCTGGTCACTGGACGCTGCTAGCGGGCCATGCGGGCACACCTGCCGCCGCGACCTTTGCAGGCTCGGACCTGACATTCGTTTCCACGGATGACACATGGTCTGAGGGTGCGCCGTACCATGGCGGCAACGTGTCCACGGCGACGAAGCATTTTCTGGGCGCAGGTGCCGCCTGTGTGGCTGCTGCTGGTGCGCCTTGGTATCTCATGGCGATTGACCTTGTTGGCTATGTGCCGCTGTCCGGTACGAACGTCAGCACCACGGGCACAAAGACTGTGACCATGACCGCGCTTGGCGGTGGTGACCGTTATCCCAACGGTGAGGGCCTGCGCCTGTTTGTGGCGGCTGATACTGCCTTGGGTGCCAACGCGCCCACATGCGTTATCAACTATCTTGACACGGGCGGTGGCGCGGGTGCCACCACGACATTCACTTCCACGGCCTCGCTGGGCATCGGGCAGTTGCTCAATTCCGGCACGGCTGCGAACAAGTACAACCCATTTCTGCCGCTTGCCACGGGTGACACGGGCGTTTCTGACATTGTGTCGCTGGTCTGGTCCGGCACGGCCCATGCCTCCGGCACGGTCATCATCGGCCTTTGCAAGCCGCTCTGGACCATTCCGGTGCCCGCCACGGGCCTCTATACAAAGGTCGATTTCTTGAACGCCTTCCCGTCGCTGCCCAAGATCGTGGACGGCGCGAATATCCAGTTCCTCTTGTTCCAGACGGGTGCCACCACATCGGCGGGCACAATCATGGTGGACTTTGACTATGGTTATGGGGGCTAACCTTGGCCCTGCTGCAAAACGGCTATAGGGATTTTTCCAGTGGGGTGCGCATCTTCGGCGCAACGGTGAGCAATAGCGCCTATCCTTCGGCGCTCTTGTCGAACCTGTGGCGCACAAGCACCTCGCGCAACCTGACGGCGGGCGAGGGCATCACAACCGATCTTGCGGGCATCCCGGACGGTTATCGGGACCGGGCCTCATGGGTCATGCCCCAGAAGGCGGGCGCACTTGCCGCACGCAACCAGATGTCGGGCGCAGGTGCGGCAACCATTGCCATGGCGGGCGGCGTCAACGGTACGGCCACGCTGCAAGGCACGGGAACTCTTGCGGGCATCGGTGCCCTTATCATTTCCATGGTGGCGGCGCTTTCTGGCTCCGGCACCATCAGCAATGCCGACGCCGACGCATTCTTGCAACTTGCCGCCTCCTTGGCGGGCGAAGGCGGTATAACAGGCGCTCTGACGGCCATAGGCCACGCTACAGCGGCTTTGTCCGGTTCTGGCGATGCAGATGGCACGACAACGGCTCTGGGCACTCTGGCGGCCTCTATCACGGTCACAGGCGACGCACTGACAACCGCCAACGTGGCAGCGGCCATCCTTGACGCGGTGGACGCCATCGAAAGCGGCGCAACCTTGCGCGAGGCAACACGGCTGATCCTTGCCGCGACGGCTGGCAAAATCAGCATATCCGGCAACACGGTCACAATCCGCAACGCCGTGGCAGACGATACCGACCGTATCGTTGCCACCACGACAACTGAGGGTGAACGGACGGCCATCACTTACGACGTGGGGTAAGGCATGGCTGATTATTTCGGCACTCGCTATTGGGCCGATAGGTATTTCCCGCCTGCCTACTATCAAGGCGGTGAGGTTGACCCGAATGCCATGTCTGCCTCGCTTTCCGGCGCGGCAACGCTCACCGCAAGCATTAGTTACACGTCCGTTGATGCGGGCGGCGCGATTATCAACCTTGAACGGCGCAGGCGCAGGAAGAAAAAGTGGCTTGAGGCCATTGAACGCTTGCAGGACGGCGAAAAGCTGCCGCTGCCAGCCGTCAAAAAGGCAATCACAGCCGCCACGCGCGCCGCAACAAAGCCCACGCTTGCCGAAGCCGCCAAGGCCGAAAGCACGGCTGACAATTACCTCAAGGCCGTCAAGTCGCGCGGCATAGACAGCGCCGAACTCGCGGCGGCACTTGATGAACTCAGGAAGCTGCAAGCCCGCATCGAACGCTTGCGCATCCAGGAAGAAGAAGAATTGATGGTTATTCTGGCTTTGGCTGCATGATGGACAAAGAAGAGCGCCAGTATCTCGCCAGAGAAATCTTGAACAACCCGCTGTTCGCCGAATTGTGCGAACGCATCGAAAAAGACGCCGTAGACCGTTGTGTCGCGGCAAATTACGCAGATCACGAAGCGCGCTTGACGGCAGCAGCCGATATTCGCGCCATACGAACTTTCCGCCAGAACTGCGAGGCCATCCTCCGCAACAATCCGGCGACGAAAGCCGCGCCCGCATAGTGCGGCGCTGGTTAGAAGGCCAACACCAACATGACAGCAACCGACAACCTGCCCACCACGGGCGGGACCGATAGTGCGACACCCTCAACTGACCTCGATAATCCGGCAAATTGGGATTACTTCGACCCTGACGAAGAAAAGCAGGACACCGAAGCCCCCAAGGAGGCGACAGGAACCGCAGTAGAGAAGGCTGAGGACGAACCCCAAGGGGAGACAGTCCAAGAGGCTACAGACGAGCAGCAGGAACAGCCTACGGATGAAGCGGAAGAAAAGCCAACTGAAAAGAAGGCCGAACCCTCCGTGTCCGACGACGTGGAAGTCACCCTGAAAAGCGGTGAGAAAGTCACGTTGCGGGAACTCCGCGACGGTTACATGCGGCAGTCAGATTTCACGCGCAAACGTCAAGCCGACGCGCAGCGCGCATCCCACATTCAAAGCGTATCAGATCGCATCCAGAACTTTCTGGCGTCTCAAATCCCCCCAATGCCCGCCCCTCAGTTGGCATATGCCGACCCCAATGCCTACGCCGCGCAACTTGCGCAGCACGACGCTGCAAAGCGCCAATGGCAAGAGGTCGCCAACGTCAACAACGAGGCAAAGCAGGCGGAAGGCTCGTTTTCGGAAGAAGAACGTTCGGAACACTTGCAGGCGGAATTCACCCGCCTGGTAGACCGAATACCTTCCATGGCGACGACGACGGGAAAAGCCGAGTTTATCAAACGCGTCAAACCCGCGCTGGAATATGCTGGCGTTTCATTGGACGAACTCAACTCGTTCACCGAACACCGATATTTCCTTGTGCTGGACCTCGCGGCGGATGGACTCGCGGCCCGCAAGGCAAAGGAATCTGCCAAGATCAAGGCTGCACAGGCCCCGCCTGTTGCCGCTCCAAATCGGCAGGTGACACAGAAGCCCGCTGCCGTGAAAAACCAGGACGCCATGAAGAAGTTGGCCCGCTCCGGAAGCATCTACGACGCGATGAATGTGGAATTCGAATAACCCACATTCAAAGGAACACAGCAAATGGCTGTTATCACGAATACGTTCCAGTCCACGTCCGCCGTTGGTGTGCGTGAGGAACTTTCCGACGTGGTGTCCCGCATCACGCCGGAAGATACCCCCATCTACTCGATGGTTGAAAAGGTATCTTTTGATACCAAGCATCCCGAGTGGGAAACTGACGCGCTTGCCGCCCCAGGCGCAAACGCTCAGCTTGAAGGTGACGACTACACCTTCGGTTCCACGACCCCCCCGACGCGCTTGGGCAATTACACCCAGATCATGCGCAAGGAAGGCATCATCTCTGGAACTCAGGAAGAGCAGAACGAAGCTGGCAACGTCCAGAAGGTGAAGTACCAGAAGCTCAAGAAGGGCGTTGAACTCCGCAAGGACGTTGAATTTGCCATCGTGAGTAACACGGCCTCCGTGTCTGGCACGACCCGCTATTTCGGTTCGCTCCCGTCGTGGCTCACCTCCAACGTCTCGCGCAACTCCGGTTCGAACGGCGGCTTTTCGTCTGGTTCTGGTCTGACTGTTGCCGAAACGACTGGCACGCAGCGCGCGTTCACCAAGACCCTGCTCGATACCGTCATGCAGGCTTGCTACGTGTCCGGTGCCAACGTCCGCCACACTTTCGTATCGCCTTACGTGAAGTCCGTGTTTGTGACCTTCATGTCTGACTCGAACGTGGCCGCGTTCCGCTATGCGGCGTCGGATGGCAAAAACAACAGCATCGTTGCCAACGCGGACGTTTACGAAGGTCCGTTCGGCAAGGTGATGATTCACCCGAACCGCGTCATGGCGACCTCTGCCGCCGTGGCCCGCCGTGCCTTCCTGCTTGACACCGAATTCATCAAGTTCGGCTGGCTCCGCAAGATCAAGGAAGACAAGGAAGTCGCAAAGACGGGTGACGCTCACAAGTTCGTTCTGATTGGCGAAGGTGCCTTGAAGGTTTCGAACGAAGCTGGCCTCGGCGTTGTTGCTGACCTCTACGGCCTCACGGCTGCATCGTAACAAGGAGATTTCAACAATGTCTTACGCTCCAAAGAACTTTACGGCTTCTGCTACGCTTGGTCTTAGCGATGCAGATACCATCCTGACGGTCAATGCCGCCGCTGGCCTGACGCTCACGCTCCCGCCTTCCTCGGCTTCGGGTGCTGTCTGGCGTATCTACGTCGGCACGACTGTTACTTCAAACAACGTCATCATTCAGGTTGCCAACTCAACCGACGTGATGGCGGGCTTGATCCTGTCTGCCGCCGATGGTGGCGATACGGTAAACGGTTGGGAAACCGCCGCTTCGAGCGACACGATCACGTTCAACGGCACGACAAAGGGCGGCGTGAAGGGCGATTATGTCATTATCACGGACGCCGTGTCTGGCGTGTTCTCTGTGCAGGGCTGGACCTCCAGCACTGGCACGGAAGCAACGCCGTTCTCTGCCGCAGTCTAATCGTCTTCTCCGTAACAAAAACCGGGTGCGCGGGATTGTCCTGCGCGCTCTCTCAACATGGGAAATCACATGGCTTCTGAAAAAGAACAACTCGTCAAGGTCAAGCTGTTGCGCGCGACATGGGAAGGCGAAAAGCGGCAAGAACCGGGAACGGTTATCGAAATGCCAGCCGTTGCCGCCGTGTGGGCTGTCTATGACGGCATGGTTGCACCTGACGGCGAGTCCCCATTCAGGAAGGGCTGACACATGTCGGACTGGCAACTCATAGAATTTGAACCTGACGTGGGACGTTCCGTCTTTGCGAGGCGCATTGACGATAAAGATCGCCATGGTTGGGAAATCAAGACTGAATATTACGCCGATCCGTCTATCGAGGCCAACAAGACCGCGTTGAACAACGCATCTGCCGGATGGGCGGGCGACTATCATCGCATTGCCTCACTGTCTCCAGGAATTGCCTATGGAGACGGATATATCGCCCAGGCGCTCAAGGCTGGCGACGACAAGTCAGTCTCAAAGTGGCTCAATGACAGCGACAACAAGGCGTGGCGCACCAAAGAGGGCAGGGTTTAAACCATGTCGATTGCATCATATGCCGATCTGCTTTCAGCAGTGCAAGACTACGAGGACGACTCCTCAAGCGTCGTCACGACCCGTCTTGCGGATATGGTGACGCTTGCCGAACAGCGCATTTTCTATGGCGGGACATTCGGGAGCGACTACTACACGCAGCCCCTTCGTTGTCGCGCAATCGAGCGGGAAATCACATTCCCGATTGGACCGGGCGTTGATGGTGGTACATCTGGCGGTACAGCAAATGCGCAGACTGTTGCTCTTTCCCCCGCTCCCACCCTCACGCTTGGAACGTCAATCACGTTTACGGCTGGCTATACCAATACGGGAGCAACCACGCTTAACGCAGAATCGACAGGTGCCGTCGATATGCGAAAGGGGGCGTCGCGTGATGCTCTTGAAGCGGGAGACATTCTTGCGGGCGGAATCTATACCGTTTATCACGATGGAACCTATTGGGTTCTCATTCCGTCTGATGGCGCGTCGCCTCTCCCGGCAAACTTCCTCGGTGTGAAGTCTGCCTATCTTCAAGATCGCGGCGTCATTCTCACGCCACAGACAAATTCAGGCGTCAATACGTTCATGGATGGCGCAACGTCTGGCACACCGGAATATTACACAATCCAAGGCGACAGCATCCGACTTGAACCGCTCCCTCAGTCTACGGATACGGTCAAGATGACCTATTACCGAAAACCTTCTGCGCTTTCTGTTTCGTTAAACGACGTATTCCGTCAGGCCCCAGCGATTTACCTTTACGCCACGCTGTTTGAGTTGGCCCTGTACCTTCCGAACGACGCCACGGCAACAAAGTGGTTCGCACTGTTCCGCAATGCGCTTGATGGTTACATGGGCGCAGATGTACGCGCCTCCATGTCGTATGCCGCTGGCCGCTCCCGAATTCGCGGTGAAAATCCATGACGCCATTTGCCCCTTGGCTCCCTGATATTGTGCAGTTCAATCCTGCTGTCTCAGCAGACGCGCGCAATGTCATTCCGCCGTCTGCTACAGGGTTCAAGCCGTGGCCTTCCTTTACGTCAGTATCCGACGCACTTACGGAGCGGGCGCAAGGCGCATATACGGCGCGTGGCCTCACTGCCACGATCTTCAACTTCGCTGGCGATGCTACGAAACTATACAAGGTAGGGACAACTGGCCTCACGTTCTCTGATGTAAGCCGCACGGTTGGCGGTGCCTATGCGACTTCACCTGATGGGTGGTGGCAGTTTACGACGTTTGGCGATTACGTCATTGCCTGCAACCTTGCAGACGCAACCCAAGTTTTTCAGTTGAGTTCGTCAACGAACTTTGCAGCTCTTGGCGGCTCTCCTCCCATTGCTGCCTTTACCGGGACAATCCGAGATTTCGTTGTCCTTGCCCGCACGTCCACAAACTATTATCGCATTCAGTGGTCAGGCATCAACGACACGACGGCGTGGACGCCTAGCGCCACCACAATGTCAGATTATCAGGATTTCCCGGACGGCGGAATCATCAAGGGGTTCGTCGGTGGGGAATTTGGTGTTGTCCTGCAAGAGCGCGCCATTCAACGCATGGCCTTTGAAGGTCCGCCAACGATTTTCCGCTTTGACAAGATTTCAAACACGCTCGGTTGCCAGATTGAAGGCTCTGTTGCGTCATATGAAAACCTTGTGTTCTTCAAGGCGCATGATGGCATGTACATGTTGCGGGGCGGCTCTGAACTTGTCCCCATCGGGACGGAAAAGATTGACCGATGGCTGAATTCCCGCATTAACGCGACGTATTACTACCGTTGTTCCGCCGCTATTGATCCGGCCCGCAAGTTGTATCTGTTCGGGTATCCGTCGCAACAGTCTGCGGACGGAACGCCGGATGAAATCCTCGCCTATCACTGGCCTTCCGGTGAGTGGTCATATGCGCAGATCAATCATGAATTGATCTACATTGGAACGACACAGGCGTCCTATACCATTGACGACCTCGCAAGCCTCTCTGCCACGATTGACGGCCTTGTATATCCGACTGACTCCCTGTTTTACGCAGGCTCAGGCCAGTTGATGATTTCCGGGTTCGACACGTCACACAGGCAAGGCTTTTTCACGGGGGCTGCTCTGGAGGCCGTTATTGAGACGGGCGACATTCAGTTGAACCAAGGGCGCAAATCCATGTTGCGAGGCGCGCGGCCCATGGTTGAGGGGACAAGTGTAACGCCGAAACTGAAAGTCAAATATCGCGACTT